GCTAAAGGGAATACAGACGAGTTGACAATGTCCCCGTCTGTTCTGCATAAGAACGCCAACCAGCGCAGCAGTAGCCGCGTGGCGCACGTTACGCGCTCCGATGATAATCCCGCCAGCGGTTCATCGGTTAATCGGTGCCCTACCTGTCGCAAGACAGATAGGTGTACCAAGGAAACGATCCACAATGGATTGCTGTTGCTTCGGCTCAGATACGGTTTACCGTATTCTGAGTTACCGGACTGCAATTCTGGTGAACTCTCTCGTTTCCTCTCTTTTCTTTTGTTACAGGGCAAGGAGCGGGCTCCTGTAACCTTTCCTCGGTCGCAACGCCGTGGGAAAGACGGTCTAACTACGCTAGTTAGACTGTGCAGAAGGGACAGATGGGCTCTTGCCCATGGCTGTTCTTCAATTAAACGCAACTTGCCGAAAAGTTGCCCTCTGCACACTCCGTCAGTGCGGAAGAACTGGGAATCTTCCGCACTCTCTCAACCCCCTCCTCTTACTCCCGGGTATCTAGAACACGTCCGGCGTGTTTGTACCCGCATCTTTACCTCTGGGTGGGATCGTAACTACCATTCCTTCGTCGGGAATCATGTTGCCAATCCAACCTCTCGCGCCTGTCGTGGCCGAGCTGACTTGCTGTGGTCAGGAGATAGAGATGTCTTCTTTTCGATGTGCACAGCTGAGCATCCTTTGCCGGATGTTTTGCACGCTCGATACAAAGAAGTCCAATCTTCGGGCAAGAACAGGCCTCTACTTATCTACGATAAGTCTATAGAGGTTCTTGCGCCAATGCATAAGATGATGTATTCACATTTATCTAAGCAAGATTGGCTTCTTTGCGGTCCTCCGACCGAGAAGAGAGTAACATCTGTTTGTGCAGGCGAACACCAGACCTCGGTGGATCTGGTGGCTGCAACTGACGGTCTCAGCCACCTTGTGGCTGAGACTATCCTCGATTGCGCTTTCTTCGCTTCGGTGAAGATGCCCCGTAGCCTTAGATCGTTTGCTAAGGCTTCCTTGTCTCCGTCTTTTCAGACGGTTTCGGGTGCGCATGAGAGGATCCGTCACGGACAGATGATGGGAGCCTACCTTTCTTTCCCTCTCCTGTGTGTTCAATCTTATTGTGCTGCCTCCTGGGCTGCACGATTCGATCCACACGCTCGTTTTCTCGTGAATGGAGATGATACAATCATTTCCGCCGCACGAGATGTCACCGTGCAGGACTATCCTTCAGGATACCGACTCAACGATGACAAAACGATTCGAGCTAGGAACGTCGTAGAGGTCAACTCTACTGTGTTCCTAAGGAGTGGTGGAAAATGGCGAGAGGTGCGCCATATTCGAAAGGCAGGAGCGCCTACCGATTTCCAGGGTATGATACATATGGCGAAAGCCGTTATGGTATCACCCCAGTTCGTGGACGCGTGGCAACGCGCGCGAATCGGTAGACGTTGGGGTTTCCTCCCCAGCCAGCTTGGTCATACGACCTACCCTTCTTTCGCCAGAGAGAGGGGCCTCCGGGTGCGTCGACATTGGACGCCCTTGCCTGAAGCATCTGATGATGTTGTCTTTCCGGAGGAGCTTGTCAGGATTACTGGAAGGAATCCTGAGCCCGTGGAGGCAGAAGCCTTGCGAGTTGTCATGTGGAGACACGGGCGCTGGGGGGGTTCGAAGAGAGACGTATTTTCTCCGTCCTGCGGGAAAGTACGTCGGACATACAGATACAGGGCCCAGCCCTGTTGGTCTTCTCTGAGTTTCGTTGGCTCAAAGAGACCCGGTTCAAGCTTCTCCGGTGTAAAGAAGCCCGACTGGTTTCTCGTTCCGGCGAGTTTTCAGTCGGAGAAAGAAGAGAGAGGCCTCGCTCAGTTAGAGCAGTTCAGAAAGAACTGGGATAACGGCTTCATAGGGTTACCTTATGAAGCGCTGGAGAGCGAGGGATGAGTTCCGTGGAACCAGATTGTTTCTGGTCGGGGATTTGTCGTTTACTTAGTGCCGTGGTTAACGGCGGCGTCGGCTCTGTAAGTCGTAACATCCTCGGAGGAATCTATCCCCTTTAGCTCCATGAGTGAAGGAGGGGTTACGAGACCGAGGTGCGTATTTTGGCGGCTTAAAATGCCGCACGGGACAACACTAAGTAAGGGTCAAGTCGCGGGGCGAGTTTCCAGACTCGCAGGGTCCCCGACATGGGCTCCTCATTACCGCCGGGGTAATGAGGGGAGTGAAGCTGTACGTGGCAGCAGATGTAGTCGTTGGAAGGCTTCGGCCTTGTCTGACGGCCTCTGTGTACAGTGGATCA